TGCAGCTCCCTAAACCGCTGGCTGCCGATCTGCGTTTTCTCTAGCTCGCCTTGCAGTTCGCCAAGCCGTGAGCGTAGGGCGATGATGCTGCTGGGATCAGCATTGATCAGGAGCTTCTTACGCTCCAGCGCCTGCAGTTCACCTTCGACGCGATCAATCTGCTGGCTGACTTCAATGAACTCCTGAGAGTCCACGTCAATCGTGACGCGCCGCTGCTCCAGTGCCGTGAGTTCGGCCTTGAGCTTGGTGGTGAGCGCCGTGATGCTGTTTCCGTCTACATTGATCAGAATCTTGTTCTGCTCAACTTCGGCAAGGTCACGCTGTACGTTGTTGATCTGAACCTGCAGGTCGGCAAACTCCTGAGAGTCAACCGATACCTTCGTCTGCCTGGTTTGCAGATCGGTCAGCTTGGCCTGTAGTGCCTCGATTGAGCTGGCGTCAATCGTGACCGCAGTGCGCTTGCGTTCCAGCGCTTGCAGTTCACCCTCAACACGATCAATCTCCTTGCCAAGGGCAACGAACTCCTGGGAATCAACATCAATCTTGAGCTGCCGTTCTTGGAGCCCATTGAGCTCATTGCGCAGCTTGGCTGTAACTGCTAAGAACGAGTTAGCGTCAGCATCAATCAGCACCTTCCGTTGGCTGATCTCTTGCAGTTCCTTTTCTGCTGCATTGATCTGCCGCTGCAGTTCAATGAACTCCTGCGAGTCAACGTCTACCTTGACCTGCCTGCTCTGTAGATCCGCCAGCTTGGTTTGCAGGGCGGTAACAGAGCGATCGTCTACCTGGATCAGCACCTGCTGGCGCTGTACAGCGCTGATCAGCGCTTGGACTTCCTTAATCTGTGCGCCAGCCTTCTCAAACGCGGACGAATCAACGGCTACCTTCAACTGCCGTTGCTGCAGCCGGTTCAGCTCCTGGTTCAGTGCAGCAAGGCTCTTGCTGCTAAACCCTTGGATGCCATCGCCGATCCCCTTGCCAACATTGTCGCCAGCGGTCTTGGCACGGGTCTCTAACTGCTGAAACCCCCGCAGCAGTTCGCTGAAATCACCACCAACCTTGACCTGAAAATCACTCACGGGGTCACCACCACGGTTGGATTGGTCCAGCGGATCACGATCTGATCAATCACGCCGATGCCTTGCCCCGGTGCATCGCCTTCGATGCTGGTGCTGGTTGCACCGGGCAGCAACGCCACCACACGACCGGCAACGGTCTGCAGCTGACCGGCCGACTGCCAGCCGGAGACATAGATCCGCCAGGTGGGATTCGTCAGCGTCTCGGTGCTCAGCATTACCTGCTCAGCGAACCGTGGCACGGCAGTAATGACGATCTCGATGCCGTTTACCACCGTGCCAGGCGGCAGCTGTTCATTCGTTGCCAGCACCGCCATCGCTGGCATGGTGGACCCACTGGGCAGGGTGTATGTGCCCAATGCTGCTGCGATGGCCGTATCAGCCAGCAGCCGGTCATAGATCGCCTGTGCAGTGGTCGGCAGGGCCATGGCTCAGTTTTCCGGCAAACTCACCAAACGCCAGCCAGGCCATGGAACTGCCACTGCAGGAACAGCTGAGGAATGAGCAGTGGCGGCGAATGATTCAGGGTGCGGGCAGCCGCGACCTAGAGAACCTGAAAACCGTTGCGCTGGCCATCCTCGATTATGCCGAAACCAACCGACAGTTCGCGTTGCAGCAGGCCGCTGCAGGGTTGCCCAGACAGCAAAACACCCCAGCCGCCTGAGCAGCCGGGGTGCAGCAGAGTGGAGATCAGAACTCCAGCTCGTAGGGCCCGTAGGCCCGCAGGGTGGTCGAGTATTTCACGATCTGACCGGCAGCAGGGGATTCCTCAAAACCAGTGAACCGGCCATAGCCGTAGCTGGTCTCATTGAAACCAACGGGGCCGATCCGGGCGTACTTCACCATCAGGCCCTCACGCACTGACTCCTTAGCGGAAATGCGCAGCAGCTTGTAGGCCGCGTCGTTGTGGTTGGTGACGCCCTCCAGGCTCCAGCTCATCGACTTGCTGGTAGCGATGCTGGTATCAAACGACTTGGCTTCGTCGTCGTAGGTGGTGACGGTTTCCTCTGCCTCAGACTCGCTGGGAGCGCAGTTGGTGAGGCCCAGCAGGCGAATCGGTGCATCGGTGCCGTTGAGCAGCATCGAGCTGCCAACCACTGCCCCGCTGGTAACGGTGGCCTCGGTCTGGTTGGCTGCGGTCAGTGCGTAGGTCAGCGTGAACGGCGCAGTGGTCGTCACGGCGGTGACCGTGAAGGTGCCGTTTGCAGCAGTAAACGGTGCGGGCAAGTTGGCCACGCCGATCACGCTGCCGTTGGCGATGCCATGGGCGCTGCCGAACGTCAGTGTCACCACGTTGGATGCGATGGCAGCCTTGGTGACCACCTTGCCCTCGCCAGCCAGCAGCTTGAACGTGGGGCCGGTGCCATGCGGGAACACCAGCGAGGTGTTAGCCATCACCGTGGTGTTGTCGATGAACTTACCAGCACCGAGGCCTGCATTAGGCAGCAGGGTGGACAGGTTCACCGATCCTTTCTTCAGGACCTGGAAGAAGAAGTTGTAGCCGTAGGCTTGGGAGTAGACCGAAGACATGGGGATGCGTGATCGCTTCCCTTTCAGCGGTCCACTACCCGGTATGCCGTGTTGGCGGCTTAAGGATGGCGCGGAAACCTAGCGGCAACCCGCCCTGTGCCTGCTGCTGTGAGCTGTTACCCCCGTGGTGTGTGCCACTGCCCAAACAACACCCGCAAGCCGTTTCAGGCACGGGTGTGGTGGGCTGGTCGGTACTGGAGCCTTGGGTACTTCGCCAGCATCACGGAAGCTGAGATCAAGGTGAATCGGGTGTATCGAGAGATGGCCGAGTGGAAAGAGATGCAGCTTCCTCCGCCCACACTGCTCCCACTGCTCCAGAAACGGGAGCAGGCACTGCAAGACAGCACACCGGCTGATCCTCACCAGGCCAGTGAAACTGCCGGGTCTGGCCTGTAGCGGTGCCTTCCGCGATCAGGAATCCTCGCCAGCCATCGGCGGTGGGTTCAGGCGCCAGCAGGATGGCATCAGTGGCGATGAGCGCGAGCCGCTGGGGTGTTGGCTGGCCTTGGCCGGCAGCGTGCAGCACGTCGTAGAACGCGAGGGCGAAACCTGGGAACTGGTGCTGGTTGAGCAGCGCGAGCATGGCAGAACCAGCCTCTGATGGCGGGCGTTCACCAGGCTGCTGCTGGCGGAAGAAACAGAAGTCTGCCAGCGGCGGCGGCTTGCCGTCAGCGTGCGCGTTCACATAGGTCTGAGTGAGGGATGCGACTGGGAGCTCAGCCCAGTGCAGCTGCTGCATCAACCAGCGCTCACCTTCCTCGATCGCTTCCGTGATGTAGGAGACGGGGAGGGATGCGAATCGTTCGCGGCTGAACTCAGGAGCAGCGGGCCAGAGTCTGCGGCATCGCCAGAATGCTGCGGCCCAATCGGTTGGGGCGGGGCTGAGTTGTCCTGAGGCGCGAGCTTTCCCAGCGTTTCAACCATCCCTTCGATCAGTTCTTCAGGGGATTTGGCGGGCTGGTGACCGTTCTGTTCATCGCCGATGAAGTTGTAGATCGCGGTTTGGAGCGGCTCGGGCAGCTCGGATGAATCAGCTTCGGTCCAGGCTTTGCAACCGGGCAGCCGGTGGGCGATGGCAGCGGTAACGGTGCGCAAGACCTGCTGGCGGTGTGCCTTGCCGAGGGTGATGGTCATCTCAGCGATCAGGTCGCTGTGCGCAAGCATCAGGCGCTGCTCTGAAGGCTCCAAGGGTACGGGGATTCCCAGCCGGGTGGAGAGGATGCGGATGGCCAGGCGCTGGGCTTCGATCTCGCTGTGACCGCTGGTCAGCAGGGCATCGGCAAGGCGTGATGATTCGCGGGTGACCACGGCTTGGTATTCATGCTCACGGATGGCGATCTCTTCACCAGCCAGCAGCGAGCCGAAGACGGGGAACTCAAGGGAGCAGACTTCACCGTTGACGGTGGCGGAGATGGTGCGCGTCTCGCGCTTGGGCGCGACAACGAACGGAAGTTGAGGCACGACAGCGCCGGGGTGGGGTGCCGTAGGTTTCCGGCTCAGCGGCGGAGCTGCGCTAGCCAGACGTTCCTGAGGCGATCGGCGACGTTGTAGGTGACGATGCCGGAGACGTTTTCCTGTCCGAGTACGGCGCGGGTCCAAGGGCGGGCGGGGAGTTGCACGCGGCGTGCGTTGCGGTTGCCCCATGGGAAGATCAGGGCGCCTTCATGCACGGCGGTGGCGTAGTTCGCTGACCATGTGAAGGTGGCCTGATACGGGCCGGTCATCTGGTACGAGCCGGATTGCCGGAGGCTGCCGGTGTCGATGATGTTGCGTGGGCTGCCGGCAGTGCCAACGGTGCGCTTGGTTTCACGGGGCCATGCCCAGGCCTGAGCGGTGAAGGATTGCTGGAAGGCGCCATAGAGCTCACCCATCACGATCTCGGTGGCCCGTTGCGCGGCCTGTTCAGCGAGCTTGGCGAGGTTGCCTGATTCAACCGTGACGCGAACTGACATCAGCCTGCTGCTTGGAACTCAATTCGGATCTTGTCACCCAGGACGGATCGAACCTCCGCACCAATACCACCAGTGCCGAAGGGATCTGCCAGGCCAACGATCGTCACCTCACCTTGCTGCGCTGGCTGGGTAATCGTCGGCAGCTGCTCCAGCACCGTGAGGATCCCCCGGCCATTGGAACCAGGCAGCAGCCCTGCAGGCGCCAGGCCGGTTGTGGTCCATGTGAAGGCTGACCGTGCCGCCAGCCATGAGGTATTGGCCGGCAGCGCTGCCCATTGGGTGATGTAGCCGTCCAGCACCTGCCGGCGTGGATCGATGCTGGGCAGGCCTGTCGCGGGGTCAGTGCCGCTGTTCTTGGCGAAACACTCAACCACCCAGCTACCGGCTGCAGCCGGCACACCAGAACGGAAGTTTGCTGGTGCGACCGGCTGGGGCAGCAGGATCCGCAGGTTGGCGTAGGGCGCGAGGTCAGTTGCCATCAGCGGCGGCTGGTGCCACGGTTCCGCTCAAGTTTCCGCACCTTCGCTGCAGCAGCCTGCGCACGCTTCACGTTGGCGCGGATATTGGCAGCACCGGAATCTTTGCGGCCGCTGAGACCACGGGTTGAGGTGCGGCCACCGGCAAGCATCTTGGCCTCACGTGCGGCGGATGTAGCAGCCTTGTAGGCAGCCTTCGCCTTGCTGCTGCTGGCCTTGCTGCTGAACTGTTTGGTGCGTGCGGATTGGGCAGCCTTGGCAGTTGCTGCAGCAGCGCGACGTGCGGCCTTATTGCCCGAGCCACGGTTTGATTGAGCAGCAACCTTGGATTGCTGCTGAGCGCGAACGTAGCTGGTGCGTGCGCTGGAGTTCTTGCGGCCAGCGAGGGCGTTGCTGCTAACTTCCTTGACCAGCTTCTGCTTACGCTCAGCCACATTGCTGGACTTGGATTTGGCTTTGCCTTTACTACCACTTCCCTTGCGTCCACCGCCGCCACCAGTGCTAGCGAAGCGACCGATGCGATCACGTTTGTACGTTCTAGCCATTGCGGAGGGAGATCAGGTAGCTGATCTAGCTTTCCTGTCTGAACTCAGCTCCGCATCAGCCGTGCGCTGGAACCGTCGCCACCGTCGTAGGGCTTGATGCCGAGTGCCTGGAGGATCTTGTGTTTCAGCTGCGCCATGCGTGCGGCGAGTACACCGCCAGCGGTAGCGTCAGCCCGGCCACCAGAGACGGTGCGAACCTTGAGCAGCGAGGTATCCCACTCCAGCACGTCAGCTTTCTTCTGCCGGTCCTGACGGGTGAGTGTGGTGCCAGGGATGGGGCCTTCATATTCCTGCGCGTTGCTCAGGTGGGCGGTGCCTGCTGCGACCTGATCAGACCAGTCCTGTTCGAGGTCTTCGATCTCATCAATCCATGCCTGACAGCATGCAACGGTGCCGGGTGACACGTCTGCAGCGCGGTTGAGGATGGTTGTAAGGATCGTGAGGTTGTATTCGGAAACGGGCCAGAGGGCATAACCACGAATGAGCTCGCGATCATCGCGGGCGCTGCCGGCATTCGGCCGCCAGAGCGGGTTAAGGGTTGGAACTGCCATGGCCTAGGTTTCCTGAGACAGGATCCAATCCTTCAGCTCGGCCACGTACTGCCTGAGCTGGTGTGCGAGGCGTGCATGGCGGCCGTCACCAGTGGAGCGGTAGAGGTGTTCGTGACGGTCGATCGCGTCGAGGGATTGTTTGATCAGCGGATTCCATGGCGCCCGTGTAGGCGTGTCCCATTCGCGGGCCATGGTGTAGCGGCGTGCGTGGTGCTTGAGGTTTCCG